TGAGGTGGGTCTCATTATTTTAACCTTACTGGGTCTAAAATACTTGCCAGGGTGGGTCAAATTAGTGTGGCTTTTCCAACAACCACATCGTCCTTAATAACCGCCTTGCAACCTTCGGGGATATTAAGGCTATCCCCAGCCTTTAATTTTACTTCCATTTGTTTTCTCCTTTATTTATTTTGTTTTTAATATCGTCTTTAAATTCTTCTCCAAAATGTCTTTTTACGTATTCGTTTAGAACTTTCTCGTAAATACCGCTGTACGCTTTATATTTACCAGCGTAATAGCATACAAAGAACGACAATAGTGTTGTTATAAAATCTATTAAGTGTCCCATCAATTCTTAATTTTAATATATTCCCTCCTGCTTATAATTTAATAATTTCACTTTCCTCCATCGTATCAAGAGAAAACCATTCAAGTTCTGTTTCCTTGCTCATTTCGCAATCGTCGCCAAATTCATCGTCCCATACTTGGTAATATTGGTTCCATACACTAAGAGACAGGAGCCCATTACGTTTGACAACACAAGTAAGTGTGTCTTTTTCATTCTTAAGGTTTGGAAGTTCCTCTTTTGAATTGTGCCATCTTAATATTGTTCCGCTTTCAATAATTTTTCTTTCCATATTTTTTTACTTTTTACGTTTCTTTTTCCTTTTACAGGCATAAGGTGTTGAACCTGCACGTGATTTACTCTTTTTGTTGGGTAGATAACTGCAATCAATCATTTCTACATGATTTAAATGCACAGGAATGATATATTCTCTTCTTAATTCGTCCATATATTATTTTTTATAACATTCACAATTAATATTTGGACACTCCTCAAATCTTTCATTAAGGAACGTCCAGCAGTCTATCGTATCCACCCCATCTGCACAATGGCAAATAGGGTGGGTGCAATTCTTAGGGATTAGTCTTTTCATACGCTTTATTTCATTAGCTCGGGGTTATCGTGGACATTACCAATCACACGCCATGCGAACCTGCCATCTTCCATACAGTGGTGCTTTAATGCAGAATATGCCTGTAATTCTTTCGATAGCAAGGCAAACATTCCCTCATGAAAGACAACCTTTCGGCGATATACTTTATTCATATTATCTTTTCTTTTCCCAATATATTCGAGTATATCCCCCTCAAAGATTTTGTTCCCGTCCTTGTCTTTCAGACCCGTGTACTGACCGATGGTGTCTGGGTGCACGGCATAGAGACTGTACGCCTCTTCCCATGATGTCGGTACACAGACGCTGATACAAGGCACATTACTCGGTGCTGTTAGTCCATAGTTGAACAAATGTCCGTAAAGCCATTCTCCTGTACCGATAGACTTTCCTCTGAAAATGATTTCTCTGTTCATATTACCTCCTCGTGTTAATAGATTGTACCCTATGTGTTTGATAACCAATTAAACCAGCTCTCGTGGTGTATTGATAGCGTGTCATTCCATTTGCATCTGTGAAATAAATCACTTCTCTGCCGTCTATAAACCGATAAACCTTTACTCCATTACACTCAAATAAGAACTGTACTTCGTAGTCTTTCAATCGTTGCTCATACTCTTGCTTTCGTATCTGCTCCTTTGTCAGCTTCGGTTTAGGTGGCTCTGGCTTCTTTCTAATCTCATAGCCACAAGAACTGACTACAAATGCTAATACTGATAATAAAATTAGTTTCTTCATATTAAGACTCTATTTAAATGTTATTTACCTTCAGTTAAGAAGTCAAGAACGAAGTAACGTGTAGGCTTTACAGGGAAACATAACTCTGTTACCCACGTTTTATCTGCATACTTGACCACCTCGTAATGTTCAGAGTTATACTCGCATAAAAGCAACGTGGGACGTGTTGGACGTGGATAATCTTCAGTAGAAAACCACAGTTCATTAGGAAAATTCTCAACTGATGTCATCCATTCATACGTAGAATTGTAAGAGTAATCTCCGTAAGATAACGTTAGTCGTTCATTCCACCAAGAACGATAAAGTCTTACTGCCTGCAATGGAAAACTATCTTTCTTAAATTTCCCAAGCAAGTATATCCCTTTTTCGGGCAATGGTGTGCCGCTCATCAATTTTTCCAAACTCTCCATCCATCGGGGGATTGATTTATCAAAATATTCCACACATTTCTTCTCTAACGCATATTGCTCTGATATGCGCTTTCTCTCTTTGCGTTCCTCAAAATACTCTTTTATTTTTTTTACAATCATATTACTTTTCTATTTTTAATTTCTTAGATATTTCGTACTCCCCGTTACTATTTATAAAGTAGTAAGGTGCTTTGCACATTACGCTATTCTCGCATATATCGTTAATTGTTATTTCATTCATTCGGCTACATCTTTGAAGTTAAATTTCTGTTGTAAATACTTCTCTGCATACCACTTCTTGTATGACTTACCACTTATCCACCAATCAAACATATCGTCAGGGGACGAGTCGTGGCACTCAAGTCCTTTTTCCTTTAGTTTGGCGCACGCTTTTACCCAATTCTTTTTAACGTGCGGATAATCTTTTAACTCTCGTACTTTCTGTTTGAAAGAAGACATCGGACAACATATACAACCAATACGCCTATACCCGTTATCATATAAGCTACAATGTTCTATGTTGTTAGTGTTAAGGAACGTCCAAACATCATCGTCAGTCCAATATAGAATAGGGCTAACAACTATCTTCTCCTTACCATTTCCCATACATTGCACAAGACTTTCCTCGTGTTCTGAAAATTGGTCAAAGTTCCATTGCTTGCGCTTCTTAGGATTTGCATTTATACTCTCAACGATTTCTCTCTTTGACCGCCTTACGCTTTCTGCTTTTCTCACGCCTATTAGCGTTACATATCCTGCTCCTGACGTTTCTTTATATTCAGCACAACACCATCGTAATCGCATTGTAGGTAATATACCCTTTTTGACTGCCATATTATAAATGCTCATCTTTGGCTTTATCATTTTGACTTCGGGATAGTTCTTCCTTACAAAGCGAATCACTTCGGGAGGGTCTACACTTGTTAAATTCATATACGCCTTAAACTTTACACCTGCCATAAGCGTAAGGTGGTATAGCACTTGACTATCTTTCCCACCGCTAAAGGCTAACCAAAATCCCTCGTCATTCATTGATAGGGCAAGCCGTTCAGCTTTCTGTATTACCTTTATGGAGTAGTCTATTTTCTTCTGTAAACTTGGTGTTATTCCGTTCATAACTATTAGGTGTCGTTTTGTTAATTGTTTAACTTTTACGACTTAAAAAACTTAAATTGTTTGTTTCATTATTTATTAATTTCTATCTTTGCATCGCAAATTGCTCATAGGAGGCATCCTCCTTTCGGTGAGCTACCAAAAATCACCGTCCTCGTCTCGCAAAAGAGATTAAGCCTGCAATCCTGTAAGTTGTGGGCTTTTTTGTTGCACTTTGGTAGAGTGCAACGAGTGTTCCAATACAGGTTGGACGCAAACAAGAAAGGAGGTGTTTTGAATGAGCAATTTGCAAGAAGACGGCTTGATTAGAATCTTTTGCCGTTACATCGTAAAGAATGGGAAGCGTATCTATCCTAAGAATAGTCAGTTTTTCTCTTTCTTGGTGAAACCAAAAGTAGGTTAAGCCAATCTTCGGGAGTGTTTACAGGGCACTCTTTTTTTTGCTCATAACCCTAATGCTTTTTTAATTTGTTTCTTATAGTGTTCGTTGGCTGCCTGCTTGGCATCAGAAAGAGAGATATAACAACTGATATGTACACTATTACAGAATAAATGAAATTCGTTATAAGCAAATTTTATCCTGTAAGAAACGCCAAAAGAAGATATCGCAATGTATAGTCCATCTTTGTAAACTCTTTGCCATTTCAATTTGGGCATATTCTCCACCACGCTCTCACGTCCTGTGTTAAAAGCAGCTTTAATGTCGTCAAAAGTAAAACAGGTCTCATCTGTAAAGATGGGAGCACTATCTCCGTTTACCCGTTTGTACTCTTTCTCTGCATACTCATCGGCTAAATCTTTCTGCTTCATAGCCCCAACCTTTCCTTTGCTTTCTTCCTGTAAACATTGTTCGCAAACTCTTTCGCCTTTGATAAGGTAGAACGAGTACACAATGTTTCTCCGTTGTAAATTACTTCAAAACCACCTTTCAAAAGCGGACGAATAGAAAACATACCTACAAATGTATTCGCCCACATTCCATACTTTCCAACCGTCCAGTCTAACGGCTTAATGCCTTTGTAGGCATTTTCAATTCCTGCTTTGTACGTATCTTCGATTAGACGCAATACAAAGTTTCTATTAGGCGTATTTCTCTTTACGCCTCTTACATCTTCCATATAAGAAGCGCATAATTTATTCATTGTTTTTGTTTTCATAACTTTGCTTTTATTTTGTTTTAGTTAATATTTTACGTATAACGCTTTAAAAATTCTTTTATGATAACTTATATCATTTTGAGTTTTTAAGCTGTTAGAATTAAAATAAACCGCATCTACAGCAATTCTTTGTTTCTTATTCTTATGTAACCTCGCCTTTCAATCTCTTTCAATTCCTCCCACTGCTCATTTTTGACATCTACCACCCATTCGCCATTTACCGTCATTTTCTTTGGAAAGTTAAAATGCTCCTGTATCTTTCGTATCGTGGATAAATTTTTCGTGTGATAGTAAATAACTACTTTTCGCATTTCTTCATTTGCTTGTATTTTTCATACGACACGGCACGCCTTGCATAGCTCTCTCTTTCTGCCTCTTTTCTCTTTTGCTCTGCTCTGTCTATCAGTATTGCCCTATCTTCCATAAAAAGCCTC